CGCGGTGGCCTTTTCTCTTGCCCGAAAGGTTCCCATCATGGCCACTCAGACAAATCTTCCTAACAATGCCTTCGTCAAGTTCCATCAATTTTCCAAGATGGAGGAGACTGAAGATGGCGCATCTACCGTTTGGGGAATTGCCACGCTTGAAAAAGCGGACCTAGATAACGAGCGCTGCATGTACGATGTCGCTGTTCCTGTTTACAAGGCATGGTCCGATGCTGCGCTGAAGCGCACAAAGAAGGCCGGCCAGGAACTATCGATGGGCCCTATACGCTTGCAGCATTCCAGTGATGTCGGTGGAAAAGCTACTAAGCTTCACTTCGATGATGAGGCGAAAGAGATTTGGCTGGGAGCAGAGCCGATCAGCGACGAGGTCCATCAGCAACTCAAGAAGGGATTCTACACCGGATTCTCGCAGGGTGGGAGTTATGCATGGAGAGCTTGCAGTGTCTGCGAAACGCCACTATCTCTTCGTCAGGCCGATAATTATTGCCCAAAGTGCGATGAGAACGTGATGGTTGACTACGGGCTCAAGCGGTTGGCCGAAGTGAGTTTTGTCGATTCCCCATGCTCTGGAGAAGGCTTCGAGAGCGTCAAGATAAACGGATCAACATCAATCGTGAAATTCCAGAAACATAAGGAGGCTCCAGTGACCAAGGAAAAGAGGACCAAGCGCGTAGCGGGCGAGGACCTAGATGCATCAGCCTTCGCCTATGTCGGTGATCCAGAGAAGACAGAGACATGGAAACTTCCCATCAAGTTCTCATCGGATGCGAAAACCAAGCGGCACATCCGTAACGCGCTCGCCAGGTTCGAGCAGACCAAAGGCATCCCGGCTGACAAGAAGGCTGAGGTCAAGGCGAAGATCGAAGCCGCTGCCAAAGAACACGGTATCGACGTCGCCGAGGAGGGCAAGAAGGCCAGCACCCTGCGCGAGATGCTGAAGGCTCGCATCGACAAAGCCGCAGAGACATCGGGCTTCCGCAAAGGACTCTATGCGGTCGGTCGGTTTGCCGATCTGCTGGAGTCGATGGCCTGCTTGTATGAGCAGGCTGTCTGGGAGCGAGAGATTGAGGGAGACGATTCGGAGATTCCAGATGAGTTGCGTGAGCAGCTTGACGGACTCATCGAGACGTTTATCGCAATGGCAGAAGAAGAAGCAAGAGAGCTTTCCGCTAAGAAAGCAGAAACTTCAACAGGAGAAAACACCATGACACCCGAAGAACTTGCGAAGGCGCAGGAACTGGAGAAGGCGGCAAAGAAATCGCTTGCGAGTCACTTTGCCAAGGCAGCATCCCACCACGAGAAGATGGCCGACCATCACGAAGGTCTGGCCGAGGAGCACAACGACCTCAGCGAAGCCCACAAGGCCGCGCATGAGGGTTGCCAGGAATGCATGGGTAAGGCGAAGAAGGCCGATAACGAATCGACTGAAGGCGAGGAGGGCGGCGCTGGCATCCATGAGGTACTCGCCAACCAGGTCGAGTTTCACAAGGCTGCTGGGAAGGTTCACAAGGCGGCAAGCGAGAAGCATGGCAAGATCGCCAAGGCTCACGATGGATTTGCTGCTCATCTGCACAAGATGGCGGAGTCTCATGACAAGGAAGCGGCAGAGAAGACCGTCAAGGCAATCCAGGCCAAAGACGCTGCCAATCCTGATCCAACCGCAGTGGTCAAGACCGATCCGGCTCCGGCTGTCGGAACCATCGACAGCGACGTGGCCAAAGCTGCTGCCGAACTCCGCAATTCTCCCGAGTACAAGAAGTCGCTCGGAGATATCGCTCAGGCACAACTCGACGCAGAACTGGCCGAACTTCGCAAGAAGACCATCGTTCCCGATGGTACGAATGTCGGAGATATAACCAAGTTCGGCACCATCATTCCCCGGAGTGGAGCCAGCACGGAGACACTGACGCCGCGCAACAAAAACGCAACTATTGCGGGTATGTAACCTCTCGCACAACGCATCGACATCGCCTACGGGTAACAGAGGGGTATCCGTAGGCAAAACAACTCATACCACGCAATAAGGAGAGATTCCGATGAACACGAGTATCCGAGTATCCGGCAACAGTGGATTCGATGCGGGCATGGAGAAAGCCCTCATCGCCAACAGCGACGCAAAAGTCTCGAAGTTGAAGGCTCTTGCGGCAAAGACTCCTGATATGGTCTGGTTGGCGAAGGCCATGGACCAGTTCAAGCGAGACACCAGCAAGTTCCAGCGTCATGCCTTCGATGAGAAAGCAGCGCAGAAGGAATCGGACGGCCGTTCTGCGGCCGCGAATGAACTGCTTTACCACATGATCGACGCCATGCATAAGGGCGAGATCGGGTTTGGTTCGCTGCTCAAGGCAGGCGTGACGACAACCCTGGGATACAACTACATCGACCTCCGCGGGCCGACAGCGTTGCTCTTCCCAGTCGATGTACCTTTCCGCAACACCATTCCGCGTGTCGGCAAGGTCAACGCCGGCGTTGGCACGATGGCGCAGTGGAAGACCAACCGTAACGTCGGCTCGCAGTATGCTGGCGTACCGGAAGGTGCTCGCGCTCAGGTCGCCACTCCGGATGAGACGAACTTTGCCTCGTCCTATACGGCGCTTGGCGTGGAACGTGCAGTCACGGTTGAGGCAGAGTGGGCAGGTGAAGGCTTCACTCCCAATACCGCAGACGAACATCAGCGCGGTCTATACGAGCTCTGGCTGCAGGAAGAGGGCATTATCCTGCTCGGCAACCCTGGACCGTCCTCGGCGGGTCTGGGACTGAATGGCTTCGCACTCGGAACGGCACCCGCTCCAGTCGGCGCACTCGTCACCGGTGGCGCTGTCACCACCGCAACCCCGTTGACGGCGTTCGTGGTGCTGCTGACCGGCCTCGGCAACCCCAACAACGCACAGTACGGCTACCAGCAGTCGCCGTCTGTCGCTGGCGGTCTCGTACCGTCGTTCCAGGTCAACGCGCCTGGCACGGGTCAGACCATCACCTACAACGGCGGCATGTCGGCTGTGTCGCTGAGGTCGAACACGGTCACCACCACCGGTGCAACGCTACAGGCTACCTTCACGGTTCAGCCTGCATCGTCGACCGTAGGCGGCTATCCGAACGGCACCTTCGGATTCGCATGGTTCATCAGCACCAACGCGACTCCGACGACTGCCAATGCGTTCCTGACGGCGATCACGCAGTTCCCGTCCTACACGGTTGCCGTCAATCCTCCCACCACCGGCCAGCTCGCCAACGCTGCTGGCCTCAACGCGGACCACAGCACTCAGCCAACCGACTTCACCGGTCTGTTGAGCTGGGCAGCGGCTTACGGTTACTGGGCTGACCTCGCAGGTGGTACGCTCACCTCGGGTGCGGCTGGCCTCGGCCAGTGCGTCCAGGTTGAGACTGCGCTGGAGTACTTCTACACGAAGTATCAGGCCAGCGTGGACGCAATCTGGGGCTCGCCGGACGCCATCAAGTCACTGAGCGATGCAGTTCTATCGAGCGGTGGTTCTACGACCGGCTTCCAGTTCATCGTGCCGACCGGAGAACAGAACAACGTGGTCGCTGGTGTCATCGTCTCCGGATATCGGAACCGCTATGTGACCGACTCGCCGATGGGCGCCGGCGTCATCCCGTTGAAGATCCATCCGATGATCCCGGCTGGAACGCTGTACTTCGACATCACCAAGAACCCGTACCCGCACAGCCGCATTCCGGCGACGCGCTCGATGTTCTTGATGAGGGACTACTACGGCTACGAGTGGCCCGCGATCGACCGTGCATGGCGCTTCGGCACCTATTGCAACGAGTCGCTGGCACATTATTGCCCATGGCTGAGTGGGGTTATCACTGGTATTTCTCCCAGTTAGTAAATAGACGGAAGGGGATAGTGAGCAAATCCACTATCCCCTTCTTGCATATTCACCGTAATATTTTTGCTCGCCAGCAATGCGAAGAGCAATAGCCTCTTCTTTAGTTGCACGAAAGCCAAGACTAATCATTTTTCCATTTATTTTGACGAAGGCTCCCCAAGGATTCGAGGTTGCATCCTTACGGAAATAAACACCTTTATGTCCGCTAGTGTTGTTGGACATGATGGGTTTACGGTTCATTGCATTCTGTGAATTCGTAGCGATTCGCAAGTTGTCATCTTGATTATTCAATGCATCGCCATCTCGATGTTCTCCTTGACGATTGTCACCCTTGACCAACCCGAGAATTTGACGATGCATCCGTATGTACGAGTTCTTCCAAGGTTTTCCATTCGGATTCGCATTTTCGTTGCGAGCAGCGTAATAAGATCCAGAGTGATGTATCACGGCGTGCCATTTATGTTTCGATAGTTCCTCGAAGCGATGGTCACTTACCTTGGCGAACTGCCCCTTGGTCAGTTTTATCAGTTTCATGGATGATTTCCTTAGTTTGTCGTCGAGGCTCGCCCTCGCTGGTTTCGGCGACCTTTGATGGCGCGGTTTCCTCAACGGGACCGCGCTTCATTGCTCATCACCAATTGTAAAACAGTATTTACCGGAGTCGCCATGAACATTCAGCCGAGTCCGATGGATTTGACGACCGTAGCCGCCTGCCAGTCGTGGGGTAATTTCACCGGATCGTCAACGGCCAACTTGCAGGCGTGTCTTACCGCCGCATCCATCTATTTTCTCCGCATGACTGGCCGCGGGCCGCGCAACTGGCAGAATGTCGCGCAGAATCCTTTCAATCAGCCTGTCACTTATCAGGAGACCTACGACGGCATCTCTGGTCAGAAGCTATTTCTTCGTAACTTCCCGATCAACTCTGTGTCATCGCTGACCATTGGTGGAAATGTAGTAGCACAATCGACATCGGCAACTTCTCCGGGATGGATCATCGACGACCAAGGACGAGCGATCACCATGCGCTTTGGAGGCGGTGTATCGCCAGACACCTTCCAGTATTATGCACGGTACGGTAACGGTGGCAGCGCAGGTTATGGAGGTGGCAGAAATATCCGTCCGTTCGCTGCTCCGGTCCAGGGAATCCATGTGAACTATACGGCTGGATTCTTATCGTACATCTACGATGAAATCTATACGGCCATCCCAGCATGGCAACCGAACACGGCATATGCGACCGGTGCCCAGGTGTCGGACGGAATATTCATCCAAACTGCATCGAACTCAGCGACGTCGGGTGCTTTGGCCCCTCCTTGGTCTGCGAATAAGGGACAGCCGACAAAGGATGGTACAACCCTGATTTGGACCAACACAGGGATCGCAAACGCTCCGAACACTATCATCATCCAGAGCGAAGTGGCTGTGCTGACAGATGGCGGAGTGAAATATTTCTCAAATGGAAGTCCACTCGAATCAGTGAATATCGCTCCCCTTATTGGACAGTATTCCCTTCTTGCTGCTGGAGTTTATCTCTTCAATGCTGCTGATGCCGGAAAGCAGATGGATGTTACTTATACGAAGGCAGGAACTCCGGCAGACATCGTGCTTGCGGTTATGCAGTTGGTATCGCTGAACTATAAGCGTCGCGATTGGATTGGTCTTCGTTCCGTTGCGATGAAAGATGTAGGTTCGACGTCCTATACCCTGGCGATCGATCCAGTCATTCAGGAATGTATCCGCAACTACACCCGCGCAAATTTATCGAGCTAAGACCATGGCTGACACTGTAGAAATTCTTGTCAATGTTGAGCAGGCGAAGTCCTACATCGAATCCAAGCGCTCTCTGCTTGTCGATATGCTGGCTAACCGCATGGATGCAGTGAATGCGATGCTGGCTGATCGAGTGAAAGGCAATCTGTCCGGAGCCGTTCTGCAAACCCAGAGCGGAGCATTGCTGGGCACCCTAATGCAGACTCCGGCGCAGTTGTCTGGCGATGAGCTTTATGCTTCCGTTCAAGCTGGAGGAGAACTCGCTCCCTATGGCATCTACTTCGAGGAAGGCGGAACTGGATACTACGAGATCCGTCCGATCAACGCTCGCGTCCTTGCTTTCATGATGGGCGGTCAGCAGATGTTCGCCAAGATCGTCAACCATCCTCCGATTCCACATCTGCCATGGTTCGGTCCAGAGGCGATTACGGCAGCAGAAGACATGAAAGAGCAGTTGAACGCTGTGTTTGCGGAGGTACTTGGACAATGAGCGCACCGAATACAGAAGCGGTCATGGCAGCGTTATTCGCCATAGCGCAAGGCGTCAACTCTCCGGCTACTCCGTTCAACACTATGTCTCGCCGAATGCGTCATTTCAACGACGTTCCACCGGAAGAGATACCGGCGTTCTTTCAATTTCAAGCACCTGGACGGAGTACGGAAGGCGGAGTAAGAGGTCTTCCGGTTCATCGTCTGAAGGTGTTCTGGATTTGCTATCTTCCCGGTAGTCAAGGGCTGGATGACGTGGTTTCTCCCACGATGAACAATTACTACGACGCGCTCTCGAACGCATTGCTTGTTCCGTTCGGCGGCATGAAGAACACATTGGGCGGACTCGTGACGAACTGCTACGAAGACGGCCAGGGCCTCAACGACGAAGGGCTGCTCACAACTCCATCGCTGATCGTCATACCCATCACCATCCTCACAGGAATATAAGGAGAAATCACGCTATGAACACCCTTCAGACCCTCCAGTTCGGATCTGGCATCGTCTTCGCAACTCCCAGCGGAGGCCAGCAACCCACCAATCCCACGCCAGTAGAAGTTGGCGTCCTTCAGGATGTCAAGGTAACGCTTGGCGCCGATGTCAAGACGCTCTATGGCCAGTTCCAATATCCCGTTGACTCTGCCATCGGAAAGCGTTCGATCAAGGGTAGCTTCAACTATGCTCTGATTGAGCTCCTGACCATCTCGAATCTGTTCTCATCCGATACCATCATCTCCGGCCGCAAGGCGGTTGCCTATCGCGAGTCGCATACGATCGCTCCTCCTGTCAACCCTTCCGCGTGGGCTGCGACCCATGCTTACACGCTTGGTCAGCAGATCTTCGATGGCGTGGATGTGCAACAGGTGACGACTGCGGGAACCTCGGCTGGCACTGCGCCGACCTGGAACTCAGTGCTGGGTGGATTCACGACGGATGGAACGGTGACATGGCAGAACACCGGTGTCCCGAAGCCTTCAGTTCTTGTGCAAAATGAAGGGGCACTTTTCCTGCAAGACCTCGGCGTTCGTTATGCGTCGACTGGGTTTGCATTGACCTATGTCTCGACTGGCATTCCCACGGCCGGACAATACACGCTCATCACGTCTGGAGCATTGGCAGGAACATATCAGTTCGCTGTTGCCGATGAAGGTCTGGGAGTGCTCATTAGCTACCGATACACCGATACGACTGGTTCGACGCTGCAAATGATGAATCACACGATGGGCCAGGGACCGATCATCAGTTTCCTACTCGTCGAACCATACCAGAGCAACTCGAACGGACTCTATCTGCCAGCCGTGCGCGTCGGCAAGATGGATGGAGCGACGAAGTTGGACGACTACTACATGAACTCTTCGGACTTCGAGGCGTTCGCGTTGCCGTCCGGTCTGGTCGGAGAGATGTACGCAGCGACGTAACATAGAACTGTAACGTGGCGGCATGATGTCTTGTGCCGCCATTGCAACACAAAACTGAAAGCGAGGGCATCACAATGGAAGACTTCACCCCGAAAAGCATTACCGTCGATGGAAATACGCTGGAGCAACGAAAACTATCCACGAAGGTTGTCAAAGAGTTACTCATAGTTCGCCAGAAGGACTCTGAGAAGTATCCTCCGCTGGACAACATCTCATGGCTTGCATCGTGGGCATTCTTCGGCGACGATAAGCACTCTGATGATGTGGATGGTGTCGTAGCCTATGAGGACATGGAGCCATTGTTTACGAACATCCTTCAGTACAACAGTCTCCTCAAGACTGTTCCGGGGGAAGTGGCGGCAACCGTGGATCAGACGGCGTAGTCGACTTCCAATACGTCTACGGTTGTCTGATTACGGAACTGCGATGGACATTCGCTCAGGTGGATTCTGAGGAATGGGTGAATGTTCTGTCGCTGTTCGAGTATTGGGATACTCACCCACCACTGCATCTCTTCATTCCTGCGGCTCTCGGCCATAAATCCGAGAAGCGTCAGGACACACTTCCAGACGGACGCAAGTTGGA